TGCCTTGCCTAATAGCGCGATCCCAGCCACGAGCCCGATCATCTTCAGGGCGTGCTTGATGAAGAACTGTATGCCTTCTGAATTCTTCTGCATCCATTCTGCCATGGACTTCACTGCTGGCACGATACGGTTGAGTATCTGGAGGACTACCGGCAGGATGATCTCGCCGAGAGCGATCAGAAGCTCATTCCATTGCGCGGATACCTTGTTGAGTTGGAACTGGTAACTCCCGGTTATCTTCTCTAGAACCTGCGCATAATTGTCTCCGGCTTCCTGTATATCCCTGAAGACTTGCGCCGTTTCCCCGCTCGCTGCGTTCGCCGCCTCCGCCGCTGCCGCGTATGTCCTGGAAGAGAACCCTAGCTGCTCTAGATCCATCCCAGCGGCCTTCGCTGCCGCCTGAACAAAGGCCAGGGACTTCCCAAGTCCAAGCTGTTCGATCATCGCCCGCCCAGAAGTGAAGCCGAGCTTCTGAATGATCTTGCCAAGATCGCCTGAGCCTGTGGCGAGAGTGGTGATCGTTGTCCGCAATCCGGCTGCCGCGGTACCGGCATCTCCCATGGTCTGTGACATGACCGTCAGCAATGCGATCGTTTCGTCTAAGCTGACGTTCATCCCGTAAGCCACGGGTCCTACCATGGCCACTGCGGTGGCGATCTCCTCTATGGGCCGTTTCGTTGCAACGAGCTTCGCGGCCAGTTCCTCCGCCTGATCTCCGGACATGCGGAAGGCGGACATAATGTTCTCAAGAGAATCGGCAGCTTTTTCGATCCCGAGATTGTCGAAAGTTCCAAGCCGCGCTGCGGCTCTGTAGATCTTCATCGCCTCGGTCGCACTGTTACCGGATTGGACGATCTTGTCGAATGCCCGGACGCCAGCGCTGGACATATGACCGTACTCAATGGCGATATCGGCAATCTCGTTTGCCAACGTGCGCATCTGGTTCTCGGATAGGTCCCCCATCCTAACCCACAGATTGCGCCACGCTGTGTCGAACTCGCGTACGACCTGGACAGACTTGCGAAGCTGCGCGACCGCCGCGGTTAGACCGACTACCGCGGAGGCCATTCCTACGATGGTAGATGTAGCAGTCTTGGCAGACTGAGCTATTCCCTGTGCGCCCTGTCGGAATCCGGATTCGGCACTGTGGACGTCGGAAAGGAACTTGTCCTTCTGTAGCTGGATCTCAGCATACGCTACGCCGATCCGGTTCACGCCATCACCCCCTCGGCCCCATCAGGCCCTTCTCTTTGCAATCCACTTCTAGGTCATCTTCTAGCGCCTCCGATACCAGCGTAGCGTGCGGTACGGCCTGGCGCACCTCCTTCCACACCTTCTCATCGGCCATCGCCGGTATCTGCTCCCCCATGCGGTACCTGGAGATGGCCCCCAAGCCCGCTACGAGGAACCCGAACTGTTCGTCGTCGAGGCATCCGATGTCGTCGAGCCCGATGCCGTAGGTGGAGCAGACGATGGGGATGAATTCCCAGAAGTTCCACTCCCGGCTGCCCCACTCTCTGAGTTTTTTGGGTTGCCTACCATGGAATCCAGCATCTCATCAATCGTCTTGACGGCATCGGCTCCGGTTGCCTCTTCGGGGATGTCCTGAAGCCCGGTACACCACAGGAATGCTGTCTCCAAGACCTGGTTCGATCCACTGAACAGGACGTCCACAAACGCCCTGTCAATCGGGATCTTTTTCCCGTCCTCTTCGATCTCATCCCCATACTGTTGCTGCAGCGCTAGCGCCAGCGCCTCGGCCATGTGCCGGCGCGTGAACACCCCGAACAGCGCCTCGGCGTATGGTTCCCAACCAGACAGAAGCCGCGCCAGGAACTCTTGCTTCCACAGCTGCGCCTCGCGCGCATCGGCGAACTCGTCCGGTACGCCGCGCTCCCGCAGGTCCTTCATCGCGGCCTCGGAACAACGCGCCATCGCCATGGCCGCCTTGTTCCTGGTAGTTGCCAGCGAGAACGTCGGCGTGTCCTTGCGGACTAGCGCCTCGAATTGCGCCTGGTGCCACAGGTTCAGCCTGGGAACCTCAATCTCGGTCCCGCCGACATTGAACTTGCGAACGTGCGCCTCTTTGGACGCCGCCCGATACGCCTGTAGTAGGTTCGACTTGCTCATTCCGTCTCCTTGGCTTGTTCAGCGAGCTTCTTTCGTGCCAGGTCAAGCATCTCCTGCGACCGCTCATCCCAGCACTCCATCTCAATCTCAATGCAGCCCTCGTTAGCCGTAATCATATGGCCACGACGCAGCGCCGCCTCGGCTGCCGCCCAATCCCCGGCTGCCAGCCAGAACTGACCCATACGGATCCAAGTCTCGCGCTGCCACGGAGCCTCCCCAAGCGACCTCAGCATCCAGATCAGAAGCTCGTCCGCTGGCCGCCCTTGGGCCCCTTTGCACGCCGCGATTAGGCGACACACGGCGGCGCGGAGCACGCTCCACTGATCTATGTCCTCTATCGGAGGGTCAATGTACCCTGGCACCAAGGAAAGGAACTTGTGCGCCCAACGCTCCGCCTCGGCATACTTCTTCTGACGCGCCAGCTCCGATGCGTAGTAGTGAACCATTCGAGGATTGTTCACGTACTGATCCATCCACATCTCATAGAGCGGCAGCCTGTTCTCGGTTTTATCCCGCTCAATGTCGGGATAATGGCGGATCAATTCGTCCTTGATGAGGACAACTTGCTGCTTCTCTGGGTCCTCCGGCTCTAGAACCTCGTGTACCGGATAATTCCACCTGTAGCCATGCCGCGCGTGGACCTTGAATCCCCAGATAACAATCTTCGGCTTTGTCTGCTCCGGATCAGTCCAGTCCGTTGTGAACGGGTACCGTAACACGGTAGTGCCGTTCACCCAACTGCGCTCTACGATCTCCCGCCAGCCGGGAACAAGGACCTCATCTAGGTCCAGACATACGCACACGTCGGCGTCTTCTGGAACGTAGTCAAGGCTGATATTCCTGGCCTTGTCAAAGCGCCACGGGACCACCGAGATAGATTGCACCTTCGCACCCTTCCGGCGCAACAGGTCAACCGTATCATCGGTGGATCCCGTGTCGCTGATATAAACACCATCCGCGTCTAGGGTCGAATCCATGAATCGCGCGACGTTGCGCTCTTCATTCAGACTGATCCCGTACACACAGATGTTCATCCTCGCCTCCTGCTAGTTAGCCACCGCCGAAGTGAATCCAACATCGCCCTCGACTGTTAGTGTGAGATCGCCCTCGCGCACGCCCTCTAGAGGGAACCGTTGCGTGATCCCTGAGATATACGCCCAGAACTCCCACCGCTCATGAGTCGTGGTATTGACGTAGAGCAGTACGTACACAGGATCGTGCTCGGTGATCTGGTATGTATCATCGGTAGACCAGAACGTGCGGACAGTGATCGTTTCCCCGCTCCGCAGGACCGGGTAGTGAGATCTGAACCCGCTGTTAGCTGCGGCTGACGCGAACGTGGTGATGTCTTGAGTCTGAACGGTGATGGATGCGCTCAGCTCCCCGGTCGCTCCGAGGATCTGCTGTAGCAGCATCAGACCGCAGTCATCTATGTACCACGTCTGAGCTGCGCTTGAACTGAACGTATAGACGATCTTCTTCGTGTCTTCCGGAGCGGTGATGCGCATTGACCACAGGCCCCAGCCGTTCTCAGAGTATGACGGGGTACTTGTAATGGTCATCGTCTTTGTGGCGAGCGTATCGTCAGCATCATCCTTGAATACGACAGTTAGGAGCGCAGACTTCCCCGTCTGCATCTTCGCCCACACCTTGGCAACGCAGGCCACATCACTTGCGAGGGCCGAAGCCAGAGTTACTGTCTGTGACAAGCTGGCCCCGGTCCCTGCATCTGTCCCCTTGGCAACGAATCCGCTCCCGCCGCGGGACCCGCCGGACTGTGCTACTACCGTCCCGGTGTCGCTCCAGCTCGTCAGTGTTCCGGACTCAAAGCCTGGATCGTCCAGTAGGTTCTGCTTGACAGTAGTGCCTACTGTCCGCCCCACCGAGCGGTAGATGCCCGCGAGATAACCCTGGAGCGCCATCGGCTATCTCCTAGCTCCCGAAGTGGGTTGCCGGTTCGCCGTTCAGCAATAGACCGTAATCGTACGACACCGCATCGTCTAGCGGAGCGCGCAACGTGCAGCCGGTAACAAGATACGTTGCCTGCCACACTACAGCCGATGCCGAACTGTCTACCAAACGTAGCGCCACTCCATCCGCATCTCCGATCTTGCTCTGCAGGAAAGTCCGCGCTAGAGCTTGGCTTGTATCTCCACCAGATAGGACGTTGACCGTCACGTTCTGTGCTTCGTACAGCGTCAATAGATGGGTCCGCCAGGGTAGAGATGTATCTCCGTGCGCCGTGATGTCAACAGACCCGTGCACCTGGTTGATCTCCGGGAACGAGCCCCCGCGGATGCGCAGGGCATCCCAGGAAGCCGTACCGGTATCCACTTGAATCAGATAGTTATAACCGCGTTCTGCCATCATTCACCTCCTCACTGAGCCAACATGACCCAGTACCTCCGCATCCCCCGCCATATCTTGGTGCCGCCGACCTCTTCAGAGATCACGCCACCAGCTACGTCGGGGAACAACTTGGCCGTGCCCCATCCCGATACGGTTACTTCCGCCTTGCCAAGGCACGCGAACACCGCATCGTACAGCGCTACGGCCCCCGTGTACGTCGTTGCCCATACGTCCACCTGCAGCCTCACTATGTTCAGCTGCGGATCCGATACAGCATAACAATATTCCTGCCGGTCAGTCAACGGGCAAACGTAGGTGATGTACGGATACGCAGGATTATCCGCCGAGCCCATCGGGTACACCCTGATCGTGATCGCCTTGACGGTCGGGTCGGTAATCAGAAGATTACGGACCGCAGTCGCCAGCGGACCCGCCCAGTCGGCCACCTACGTCACCCCCAATATCCGCTTGACATCATCTCGTGTCCCGTCCAGCGTTAGCGTCAACCATGGCCTCGGCGCCATCCTAGATGTCCCGATCTCCAAGTACAGCGCGTAGTCGAGCTGTTTGCCTCCACGTTCCTTCTCTAGAACACCGAACCGCCCCGTGACGCCGTTCTTGTCAATCTCAACGTCAAAGCCTATGGAAGCGCGCAGGTGACCGGTAACAATTCCAGGAAAGCCACCTTCCGGACTTGGACTCCCATGATACATATTCGTCTTGGCGTAGTCCGTGCAGAACGCAACGGCATCCCGCATCCGGTTAGCGGCCTCGCGGTCCACTAGCGCCTCAAACTCCGCGCTATTCCATTCTATCTGTACTACGTATGGCTCAGGCATCGGTTCCCTCCAGCCGAACGACGTGACATTCCAGATGATGCCCCATTCCGTCAACGTCGTCAGCGGAGAGGACATCATAGTACCGCCCTTGCCAGAGGATTCGGTCGCCAGGAGCGACATCTATGTCTGCCGGTAATACTACCATATGCGTAGCAACCCGTGCATCGGCCCCCCCGGCCACCTGTAGCGCCTCACGCCTCGCGTAATCACCCATCACGACACGACACTTCGCACCGCGGTCAGTCCGCGACCAGGCGGGGATCTCCTCCCCGTAGTCGTTGACCGTCCGCACTGCCCGGTAGATGTCGCAGGTCGTGTTCAGTCCGAGCATCAGACCGTCACCCTCTTGTACCTGTCCAACCGCAGGAGAAGGTCCTCGTTGATCCTAAGGCCGCCTCCGCTCATTGCCCACGGTACCGTGGAGCCGAACGTGACGCTGTAATTGCCGAGGGAGAACTGCGCCGCTCCTCCAACCTCGCGGTACGCGTTGTGAATAACAAGAAGCTGCCGACATGCCAGCTCAAGGACTATCTCCTTCAGCTCGGCTGGGATCGGTATGTGATTGCCTGACTCACCCGAGGACTCATCTGAATAACCGCCGATGTACTTGATCAGCACGGTCAACGCATCTGTCTGGTACCGTTCCGTTGTGCTAATTAGCTCGCCTTGCTGAGAACTTAGCCGTATATAGCTTGGGTAGACCGCGTAATCGCCCGTTGAAAGTTCTGCAACGCCGACAACGATCTTCTCCACAGTAACGATCGGCGGCCGAGTGACGGAGATCACGGGTGAATAGTCGTGCATCTCCGTCACCTCGGCCTCATCGAATTGCCGATCGCAATAGGTTTCACAGAAGGACTTGGCCCACGCTAGCAGGTCGGTCACAGACAGACCGTACTCGGTGGTCCCATCAACGATGGGTACCCCGGTCCGCGCTGCTACGTCTGCCGCCACAGGCCAGGCCACGTCAGCTCACCGGAAGACGCGGGCTATCCCATACCGTCAACGTAGCAGAGCAAGTACAGGATGCCCCGTTGCTCGCGATCAACTTGATCCGACAGTACTTCAAGAGATCCGCCACCGGAATCGCATATACGGCGGAATCTGTCCCAGATGTACCCGTATAAGTCTTCTCCGCGAACACATCTGTCCAGGACCCAGTTGTACCGGAGCGCGTCTGCAGTGTCACCTTCACTGTCTGAGAAGTCCCGATGTCATCCATGCTCAGGATAAGGACGCCATCCCGGCAGTTTCCGACAGTGATCCCATTGTCACCAGAATCGTTCACCGGACCGTAGAATGTAGCATTGTCCCTGAGCGCCGGATAGAGCAAGGCGACTGTCTTCATGTTGCTATCATGGTCCATGCGCATTCAGATCACCTCCGCGTTACGTGATATTGATGATACGGAACTCCGCGGCCTGCCGCGGGGCCCCATCGGTTCGATGGGATGCTACGATCCCAATCTGTAGCTGGTCGGCATACCGCTCGCGCAGGACCTTGATTGCCAACGGCCCGCTGTCCGCAATGACGTAGTTCTGGAAGTTCCCCAGGATGATATGAGCAGTGGAGATCTGCGTACTCATGTAGACGGGGAGCCCGAGAAGCTGATTCCGTGGCGCCGCGGCTAGATCCACAATGTACTGGAACTGGCCCGTGCCGGACTTCCACTTGCGGATCGTCTGCATCGTAGTCGGGTGCATGATCCAGGCGTTGTACGTGCCGTTCGCAGCGTCAATCGCTGCCATCAGATCAAGCAGGGAGTCAAAGCTGAGCGACGCCGTCGCGACGTTCGATACGGTGACGCCCGGCTGGGAAAGCAGCCCCAGCGGCTGCGTTCCGCCAGTTCCGGAATAGTACGCAAGATCCTCGGCCAATCCGATCTGCTGTGTGATGTCGGCCCGCACAATGGACTCGGCGGAGATGGCGCTATACGCGATCAGGTCCTCGTCCAGCACCGTCCTCGCCGCTACCCGGCGCGGCTGCAAGGTCAGCATCCCGAATGCGACATCGGAATCCGTGATCGCACTTGAGAGCGGAGAATCCCCAACCCAGTACGCCGTCGTGCTGCTTGTCTGACGCGGAATCCGTAACGTGAGCGGAGCGTTCGGAATCACCTGAGCGCCCGCCGCCCGGAATACGGTGCGCGTGCTCAGCACCCCGATTAGCTCGGCTGACAGTTCATCTGGAACAAGGAAGCCACCCGCCGTATCGGGGATAAGGCCCATCGCCTTGTAGACGCTAGAATTGCTGGACTCTTTGATCCAGTCGCGCTCAAGCTCCCGGCCCTCCCAGTTCCCAGTGACAATCCCCAAGACCGCCTTCGAGATCTGGAATTGCTTGAGATCATCAGATCCTTTCGGCTTCGTATGAATAGTCGGGAACCGCGTTTCCTTGCCGACAGCATCCTGCGCATCTACCGCAGCGACCTTTGTCGGTTCCTTCATCTCAATCCCAGGCGTAACCGGTGCCGGAACGCCCTTTTCCTCAGCCTCTTGCTCGGCCTTTAGCTTCGCCAGCGCCGCAGCAATCAGCTCTTCCGTTTGCTCTTTCGTGATCGGCTCTGCCATATTCTCACCTCCGTACGACGACTGTTGCAGCTAGTGCCGCGGCCTGACTCCGCAGAGCCTCGACCTCCGCTACCGCTTCGTCGCGTTCCGTGCGTAGCTGCTGGACGTACCCTTCTACGAATTCTAGCAACCGCTCCGGAGAGATCACCCCGGCTGCGAATGCAACCTTCGCATCCTCCAGCGTACGCAGTTCCACGTCGGCCTCCTTCTTCGTAGCCGACTCGCTCACCGCATCCTTAGTCTCAACTGTTTCAACCACAGTCTCTTCATCTACATGCGCGTCTAGCGCTATACCCGTGACCTGCTTGGGACGCTCCCGCGCCTCGCCCGATATCCACAATGACTTCATCACCGGGGAGCCAGAGGAGAACACCATCTCACCGTAACTGTCAAGGACGTCCCGCGCCGAGTTTGTGCGCATGGCATCGGAGTTTGCAGGGATCACCACTGGACTGAATTCGATCATCTCCCAGCGGTCGTAGATCCAGCCGGACTCGTTCTCCCTGACGGCCCGCGGGAGGAACCCGATGCTCGTAGCATTCAGCACGTACGCGTCCCACAACCGCTGGTAGACGGCGGCCTCGGTATCGGGTTGGTCCGTGAGCCACTGCCACTGCGCCCAGATCCTGTCCCCGTATACCCGCAATTCCTCCGCGAAGCCGATCGGGAACGTCTTTATATGCATCGGAAGGACGACTGGGTTGGCCAGGTAGCTATCCAGTTGAGCGCCGTTCGCGTTGACAACGTCGCCGTCTCTGTCCGGAGCGCTTGACGTAATGATAGCGCTCGCTACCGGACGCCCCTCGGCGAGGAACTTGCCCTGTACGATGAACCGGCGCCGTGGCCGCCCATCAGGGACGGTCCGCTCGCACGGCACGAACTTATAGACCGCCTCGATAGACTCTTTGTCCAGTAGCCGCTGGATCTCGGCCCTTGGCAAGACCTGGCGGTCGCGTTCGCCCTTGATGCGTACCTCTGTTACGATCAGTTGCTCGTTCTCCATCTCGCCCCCCTCCGCCCTTCCGAATCGGCGGCGTTGACAGTTCCACTAGCTTCGCACCGCACCGCGGGCACTGGTCTGCCCAGTGCTTGAGAATCATTCGGCACTCGGTGCATTGCATCAACATTCACTACGGTGCCAGGTACCAGTAGATGTAGACCGTTACCGAGCCGGCATTCCCAGATGTCCCGCCCGCCGGAATGGACCCGATAACAGTCACGTCGGCACCGCCCACAGTTCCGATGCCAGCGAACGGCATTGCACTAGAAGACCCCATCCTGAAGACGCCGGAAGTCTTCACGTCCAATGCATTGACCCACTTTGTGGTCGCCCCGGTTACTCCAACCGACAGCTGATGGGTCCCATCGCCGTTACACGCCGTAGTCACAACAACAACCACGTCCGTGACAATTGCGTTTGCCGGGAGGACGAACAGGGTCTTGGCAGTCGTATCCGTGTAGGCCAAGGTGTTCGATGACACCATCAACGCGCTGGAGTTGGTCGCCCCGGTGTGATAGATGGACCCGCCTACCACGAGCGGAGGCGTCCATGTCAGACCGCTGGATACCGTCAATGTCCCTGTTACCTCCAGGTCTCCCGTGATTGTCGTATCGCCTGTGAAGCCGAATGCAGCCGCTGTCCAGTCAACGTTTCCGGTAGTGCCGCCGGTGTGGGTGATCGTCAGATTGCCCGTTGTGTCGTCAACAGCGAAGTCGGTATAGATGCTCGATGAGTAACCGATCCGAACGTTCGGAGCGTAGATTCCATGAACCGTTCCGTTGGCCGTCAGGTTGCCCGTTACCGACGTTGCTCCAGCGAAGCCAAACGAGTCCGCTGTCCAGTCAACCGTCGGCGTAGATCCCGTATGAGAGATTGTAGTGGCGCCTGTCGTGTCTACTACGGCAATCTTCATGTACTCGGTCGCATTCGCTCCGAACCGGATGTCGGTGGACTCCAGACTGACAAACCCAGCCGAAATCCCCCGGACTGACGTGCTCCCGTCCAGGGAGATCGTCGCGCCGTCGGCCATTAGGTTGCCTGTAGCTCCGGCCACCGTGAATACAGCTGCACCGGGGTTCGCTCCATTATTGATCGTCAGCCCGCCAGCGGTTCCACTTGCACCGTTGACTCCGGACGTGATCGCGCCCGACGCCAGGAGCGTTCCGGTAATTGCTGTGTCACCTACAAACCCAAAGCCGCCAGCAGCAGTCCAGCTCACAGCCTTTGTCGTTCCGGTGTGTGTAATCGCCACGTTACCCGTGGTATCCGATACGGCGATCGCCATGTAGATCGAAGAATTGACGCCGAGCCGTATCGCCGGAGCCTCCAAGCTCGTGAACCCAGCGCTAATTCCGCGCACCGACGTGCTCCCGTCTAGGACAACCGTTGCGCCATCAACCGCCAGGTCTCCCGTGACCTCCAGGTCGTCTGTGATTCCGAGCGCGCCGCTTAGAGTCATGTCACCGGCTACGGTCAGATCATTGCCGACCGCAACGTTGCCGCGCGTGGCGAAGTTGCCATCAATTGTAAACCCGCCGAGGACAGTGCCTTGCGGTGTCATCCAATAGATCCAATAGTCGCTCAACGTCAGCGTTGTCTGACCCATCGCCAGCGCGCTGAACAGAACGACCGCCATTAGTACAATAGCCTTCTTCATGGATCACCTCCCAGCGGTGTTCAGAAAGTGCTGAACGTACCGCTTGCCTTCCTGTTCAAACCATCCTCGCAGGGCGCCCTCTAGATCCCTGCCCCCAGATTCCTCGGCCTTGGTAAGGAACCCATCCCATTCCGTCAATATCTCAACCTCCATCTCCGTAGAGATGCCATTAGAAACAGGAGATTCAGCACAGCGACAATTCACAATCTCTGCAGGGCCGGCTGCGGGATCTCCTGGATAAGCCAGCACGGCGTTGGTGAGAGGATTCACAAACGGCTCGTCCAGCGGCTTGACCGTGCCGTGCAGCATCTTGTGTCCCTCACGACTATCCCCGTACAACGCATGTAGCCATTTTCTTTTTTCGATTCCAGTTTGCTCGTACAGCTTGTGCTGACCCGTGGCGACAGCGGTCAACGTCTCCGTGCGCGCGATCCTCTCTGCGCGTACCCGGCTCATCCAGTCGAACTGCTCGCGGAGCCTGTCAGCGATGGCCTTCGGCCCCTGGCCATCGCGCATCCCCTCACGGATGACATCCAGGACCTCCGTTTGCGTTTCATCTGTGAGCCACAGGCGCATCTGTTCTCCGCGCCACTTCGTGTATTCTTCAATCATAGGTTGGAATGAGTACCGCAACATCCAATCGTCCGGTATGTTCATCCCGAACCTTGACAATAATGCAACACCATGCGCCGCTCCCCGTTCAACCAAAGCCGGTAGATGCGCCCGCGCTACGGTCTCCAGAATGACGCCGCCAGGATCGGCTGGCGCCACGAATGCGTACGGGTCTCCGGCTAGCGGCCTGTCCTGCGCGGCTTTGGTCTCTTCCTTGGTCTCGTCCTTGTTCGCGCCCTTTTCCCGTACCTCGCCGACCGGAATGAACCCAGCGGGTACGAACACGCGGTCAAGGTCCTCGCCCTCTCCCTGCGGCTTTCCCCACCAGTCGCGGATCTCGTTCGGCGTCCACCCCTGCGCGAGGAGGCTCGCGCCGATCTGCGCCATCTCGGCCACGTCCTCCTGCAGCGCCTCAATCTCGGATAGGTCAAAGAACAGCTGAATGTCCTCATCAGGAACAAGCTCGGCATTGAGCGTCTGTTCGATCTTTCCGAGCCTTGGGATAACGGCATTCTCCCAGAAGAGCCTCCGCATGGTCTGCGCGGTCGCCCGGTTTGTGTCCTGATACAAGCCGACAATGATCGGAGGGACTCCGTACGCCGCAAGGATCTCCTCTCTAGACCACGCACGCAGGTTCAGGAACTGCATGTCACGATGGGTCGGCGTGTACCGCTCCGGCCTCAATCCCGACCCGAACACGTGCGTTCGGTGCGCGTTCCCGACCCCGCGATGCTTTGCCTCCCAGCGCGCCTCCACTTCCTGCGCCTGACTGGTTGTTAGCGCCTGATCCGTCACCAGAACCATCCCCGGCGTGGCGTCGTTCTCAAAGAAGAGCCTGTTCCAGTCAATCGCCTTCACGTCTGCCAGGATCGCCTGGCGGAGAACCTCGGTCGGCGACAGGCCGTAGTACGGCGTCTCAGGATTGAAGTACCTGAAGGCTATGAGATCGCGCTTGTCGAACACGATGGCCTTCGCGCTCTTGCGGTAAACCCAGCCGCGTATTAGCTCCGTTTCCCCAGGGATAGCCCACACATACCGCGGATCAACCATCGGCCACAGCGCCGCCACCTCGGTCCTGTTCTTGTTCGCCCAGATACGCTCCCAGTACGCCTCGCCCTCCAGGTCCAGGTAGGTCACCGTCGCCTGGATGAGATCGTTCTGTGTAAGACTACCGTCGCCCATCGGGTTGGCTAGCAACGCCAGGACCGGGTGATCCTCAACGATCTCCGCAGTCCCCTTGGAGATCATATGCGGGATGACCTGATCCCACTTGAGCCCGTGCAGCGCCTTGTATTGCGCCTGCGACATGCGGCGCTCAACGCGCATGGCGCGCAACGGCACGTCAGCCGCGGCCATGGCTATCGCCCGCACTGCAGAATACGTCCAACTGTGTACACGATAGGCGGACGTTAGATCGGTCCAGCGGGTTAGGTGTGGCGCCTCCGCACCAGTGATAGAGAACTCAGCCGGAATGACCCGGCCCGGCTGTGTCGCGCGCGTAACTTTACCGAGCCCTTTGTCCAGCGCTGCTAGAATTCCCACGCTCGCCTCCAAACGAAAAGCCCTCGCCGTTGGGCGAGGGCCCTATTCGGGTACCTCATGTCGCGCAGTATAACGCGACTAGTACACTATGTCAAGACCAGTAGGATGTCCGCTTAGACCTATTTGGCGATAACAGGCTAAGCAAGGGGTTCCATCGCCTTGCCTCCTATCTCGGAAGTGTTACGCCAGCCTGGTTCTGGTACACGCCGCCAGCTTCCTTCTCGCTGTACGTTCGCGTCGGACGCTCTCCCTTGTGAAAGACAACCTGTGCAATCCCCTCCCCAATGTGCAGCCGGATCGGTAAGGGAGATAGGTTCGCAAGCTCCAGCGTCAACTTCCCCCTCCACCCGCTCTCCAGTGGTGTCAGGTTGCACAGCAACCCGCACCTGGCGTACGTGGACTTCCCAAACGCTAAACCAGTTACGTCGCCCGGCATGTCAAAGTACTCCACGCTCTCCGCGAGGACGTTGGCGTGCGGGGCGATGTCAAAGTGCTTCTCCGCCTCGTACACGGTGTACAGCTCCTCAGGGAACTTCTTTGGATCGAGCACGATGTTTGCACCAAACTTGTGCACCAGGAACCTGCACCCCAACCTGATGTCATACCCGAATGATCCTAGGCCGTAGCTAGGCTTGCCAAGCTGCCGCCGTTCAAACGGCTGGATCATCGGCCTGTCGCCTGAGCACAGCTCAGCGATCTGCTTGTCGTTCAGGATCATCCCCACCTCCACCAACAACCAGCTCGTATCGGCATCCATCGCTGTCCAGCCGCCGCGTGCTCAGCTCAATGGCCGCGCTTGAGCTGTCAATCCCGATCCAGCGCCGCTTCAGGCGCTCGGCAACGGCGATGGTGGTCCCGCACCCGCAGAACGGGTCCAGCACAAGGTCGCCTTCGTTGCTTGAGGCTTGGATGATCCGCTCTAGCAGCGCCTCTGGCTTCTGGGTGGGATAGCCGAGGCGTTCGCAGGCCTGAGAAGCGATGGGTTTGATGTCTGTCCATATGTCCTGGACGGGAATGCCGTTCATCTCGTCGAGATAGACTTTGTACTGTGGAACATTCCCAGGGCGCGTTTGAACAATCCGCCCGGTTGCGATCAATTCCTCCATCTTCTCTTTGCTATAGCGCCACGGTCGCGTTACTCCAAATACTTCGTAAATCTTGTCCGGTCCCGTTGCGCCTCCAGGAATGGTCGCAGAATTGAGGGCATACTTTCGTCCTGTCCCATCTTCTATGTGCCTGTATGCCTTGGCAATATATTCAGGATCATAGGGAGTATAGAGAGCGTTCCATGTCCAGTCGCTTCCATTGGTATAGAATAAAATGATGTCGTGAATCCTGCCGTATCGGCCACGTTTCTTGGGTCTAGAGTCTTTGAATGGCACATAACGCTTCCACACAATCTCCGACTTGAAGTTGCTTGGCCCGAATATGGCGTCCATCACGATCTTCAGGTAGTGGCTCGCCGTCGGATCGCAGTGGAGGTAGATGCTGCCATTCGGCTTTAGGACACGCCGAAGCTCTGCCAGCCGGATCGCCATCATAGTAAGATAGGCCATCATGTCGTTCCGTCCCAGGAACCGAAGAAGGGCATCCATGAGGTCCGGGAGCTTCCCCGGCCCCTTGGTGACAAGCTCGTGGAACGCCTCCTCTGACTCCATCCCCCAGTGCCAGGTATCGTCGAACGCTTTGATCTGCGCCTGGGATCGGGTGCCGTTCTGCTCGGCAAAGAGGACGTTGTAGGTGGCCTTGGAGTTGAACGGAGGGTCCAGGTAGATCAGGTCGACGCTCTCGTCGGGAACGTACTCCCGGAGGATCGGGAGGTTGTCCCCGAAGTAGAGCTTGTTCTTCCACCCGTCGGTCATCGGCAGCACCCATCTACCTTGAACACCTTCCGGTCTGCAAACTCGGCCTGTTTGCCACTGTTCCACGCCTCGACCGGCCGCAAGTACCCAACGCACCGGCTGTACACCTCTGGTCTCTGCCGTTCCCGCTCAGGAATGACCGTGCCATCGTCTAGGATCAGATTCCCGTGTTCGTCCTCTCGCATTCGTTCCTCCCCTTACTCATCTAGTGGTGGCAGCCAGGACCAACGCCTCGCCGTGCCTGCCTTGCCACGCCTCGCGTCGCCGGGCCTGGCCCTACCCCGCCACGCCTGCCTTGCCTTGCCCCGCCTTGCCGCGCCAGGCCGTGCCCCGCCGGGCCTGCCATGCCACGCCACGCCTCGCCGCGCCGCGCCTGGCCATACCTCGCCTGCCGTGCCATGTTACGTATGTAGGCTGTAGCTATCCTGACGGGGAGCCTTGTCTCTGAGCATGAGTTTCACCTGGACCGCGCGCATAGCGTCGTAGACCGATATGAACTCCTCCAAGTTCTTGTACTTTTCCTCCCAGCGCTGGAACTCACTGATTGCTTGTTTGATGGCTTGTTCGCGCAGCTCAGCATCTTCCAGCACTTCCTCTGTTCGTAAGTATCCGCCACGCTCCGCCTTGCGAAAGTCAGGAAGAGACGTGTACATGCGGACAGCCACCAGTTTATCTGGGTCCTCCGGGCTCTCAATGACCGTTACGCATACCTGAATCAGGTCCCTCGCCTGTTCCAGACGATACTGCTCCGCGGCCTTGCTATCGTCCCACTCAAAGTGACGGTGGAGAACAGATTTCACAGGCCTGGCGGCCTCCACAACATCTGCCGGACGTAGAATTCCTGCATTCTTCTTACGGATGTCCTCTAGCGCAGCAACAACTTCTGGATTCATCATGCCTCCTGTACGATGTCAAAGCATCCCCAACCCATCCCGCATGACCGCGGGCTATCATGCCTACCCTCCCCAATCCCAACTTGCTGCCCAGCTCGTAGCATAAGGTTCACTACGTCTTCCAACGTGAACTGCTCGGAGTCGTACTTGATCCGTACCGTAGCCTCCCAACCAGGCTCCCACATAGGACGCGGACGTATGTCCACAACTCCTGTCTCATTCCGCGCCGGCAGTTCGCTGTACTTCGGTTCCCCTTTGGTGATCTTCACTAGTGGGGTACCGTCCACTACGTCGTACCCGTCAGCATCAACGAACACAGACAGTTTCGCCCTTGTCATGGCGAACCCGGCCAACCGGCAAGCTGAGATCAATGCGTTCCTGAAAGCTGGCGCAGGAATACCATGCCACCCTTCTGTGGACTTGTGCATCGCGCCTTCGTAGAGGGCTTTGAAGTCCTTTGGTGTACGTGCACTCCCCTTCTTAGAAGTAGAACCAGCTTCCTGCTTCTCTCGCATCATCTCCTGAGCTTTCGCAGAGAACCTGTTCTGTACATAGGGACTAGTGCCCCTGATCCGAACCTCGACCGCCCGAATATCCGGCGCCCGGATAACGACTTCCTGCTTCGCTGCCACGATATGCCTCCTTGCTTAGATTGTGTTCGCCTTGCCGAGCCGGGCCCCGCCCCTCCGTGCCCTGCCCGGCCGCGCCATGCCTGCCATGACTTGCCCCGCCGCGCCAGGCCTTGCCAGGCCCAGCCGCGCCGCGCCTGCCGTGCCGGGCCTCGCCAGGCCGCACCGCGCCTCGCCCGGCCAAGCCTGCCGTGCCTTGTTACACCTAGAGCATAGTACGTTCGGCTCTCCCCTCCTCGCCTGTGACGTCCACACGGTCTATTATACCCCATTATGGCGCGGCTGTAAAGATCTTTATGCGCCATTGCCGCCCCCGCGAGCTGGCCGCTTCACTTGGCATTCCAGCCAGTCGTCTAGCCTCTGCACAACCAGCCACGGCTGCCGATCCCTGCGCATTACGAGCAGCCGCGCCCCCTTACCGTCAAGCCACCGGTAGAGGCTCTCGGGAACGTGGCCGCCGCGCTTGACCTCAACGGTGCCGATCCCCTCGACAGTGACATCGCCGATTATGCCGCCCGACTCAAGCGGAGCGGTCCGTATGGCGCTGTAGCCGGCGTCGGAGAAGATGCGCGCGACCTCGCGCTCGCCGTCCGCACCCTTGCGCCGCGACTTAGCGGCCACTGCCGGTTGCCTCCAGCCGTTGTTTGGTAAGTTCGATCGCTACACTGGAGCTGTCAATCCCGATCCAGCGC